CTAACCCGCCCATCGCTGACGGCGACTCGTCACCTGTAGAAATAACCACAGGATTTTTTTCCTGTGGTGCTGCACTACCTTGAATGATAGAGTCTACAAATCTATTCGGGTTAATTAATTCTGCCATTACAAAATATCCTTATAATAATCTATGAAACCGCCTTCACTATGTTTATGTTTAGAAAATTTATCTAATTTTTTAGAAATAGATTTAGCTCCCTCAACCGCTTCTTTTAAAGAACGATATTGTTTACCATATTCTTTAGGTAAACTCATATCTGGAACATCCAAAGTAGGATCTGGAGTATTGTAAAATATTTCTTGATCTCCAACCTTATAAGATTTGGTTATGTTCTTTTCGTGTGCCATTACTTCCAACCTTTTGTAGCTAACTTAGGATGACCTTGTTTAAGAAGTCCTCCTAATTTTTTAGATTCTACTACATCTTTTAAATTTTTTCTTGGTAACAAAATAGTGTCTTCAGAAGTTTCTACATCTTTAAAATATTTCTTTTTCATTTTACTTCCTAATATCAAATCTTTTTTCGATATGTCTGCTTCTAAAAGAACTCCACCCGTTTTGTCTTTATAACTTTTGGCTACTTCTTTATCGGTAGTAAACCATCGTCCTCTAGCTGTATCTCTTTTTTTAGTAATCTCTTTAAATTGTTTTCCCATACTTTGTTTATCAAAGTATTCATGAACAGGATTTTGTTTATAAAAATCCTTCATACTAAAATTTTTTGTTTTATTAGCAGTATCTCCTCTAAAGACTTTAACCGTGTCTTTAGCCTTACCTAATTTAGTAATTAATTTTAAGATACCTACAACAGACATTAAAATACACCAGTAAATTTCTTTCCTCGAATAGCTTTGGATCCTCTACACTCGCCACCCATGTTCATTTTTTCTATAGATGGTTCTGGTAGTTCCTCTCTTAAAATTTGTTCTGACTCTGATTGTTCATACATTCTAGGATCAGGTGCAATGGTTCTGTCGTTTTGATAAATCTCAATATCTTTTTCCATTTCTGATTTAGATGCCTTCTTTTTTTTCTTAGACATAATATTTATATTCTCCTTCTATTTTCATTGGTTCTGGCTCGTCCATATATGTGGATACGAAGTTACCTTGACGGTATCTTAACACAGCTTGGGTTGTACTATCTACATAATCATCGTATTGACCATAAGGAAATGCAGCGCATTCTTCAATCACTTCCTCTGCAAAATGCTGTCCATGTGGGTAATATACGTTTTGAGATTCAAAGACAGGGGCACAAGCATTAACTCTAGAATGCTTATCTTTACCTCGTGTAGGGATAAAATCCATGACAGGAATACCTGCTCTACGCATCTCTTGAATGAGCGGTTGGCCAGTGGCCTTTGCCTCAACAATAATGGACTCTGGTTCCCAATACTTGTACGCTTCAAAAGCAACTGCTTTTAATTCAGGAAAGTCCCAACGACCTTTTTCTGCATCTAATAAAATTAAACAATTATCTCCTGGTGTAGGTTCAAAGACTCCCCATGTCGTAATAGCAGAATAGTCTGCAGATTCTTTTTTAGAAAATGCTGTATCATAACTTTGTATAATATGTTTGAGATGAGGTACCTCGCCTTTCCATGGTTGCCACCACTCACGTTTTAAAATAGCTCCTTCCTCGGCCACTGGGTCTTGCATATACTGTGCATTCCAATTTCTTGGTGAGATAGATGCTTTAACTTTTTCTAATTCTTCTAGTGACCAATATTCTGGCCACACAGGTTTTCCTGTTTCTAAGATTGCAGGAAACTCAATTAGTTCCCATTTATCTGATTTTAATTCTGATTGATTTTTTAATAGTCGTCCTGTCAAATCATCTTGAGCCCAACGAGTCATAACCAACAAGATGGAACCACCTGGTTGTAAACGCTGACGTGGACCAGAAGAGTACCACTCGTATGCTCTCTCCATGGCAGAATCTGATAGAGCATCTTGTTCCGTATGTGGGTCATCGATAATAAGTAAGTCCGCCCCTCGTCCTGTGATAGAACCGCCTACACCCGCTGCAAAGTATTCCCCGCCATGGTTGGTCTCCCATCGGCCTTTAGCCTTACTATCTTCTCTTAGTTTAACATCTCCGAATATTTGTTTATAGTCTTGAGTCTCCATTAAGTTACGAACCTTACTACCAAATCTTCCAGCAAGTTCTGCGTTGTGAGAAACCTGCATAATTTTCATTTTAGGAAATTTACCGATCATCCATGCTGGGAATAGATAAGATGCAAATTCTGATTTTGTATGACGCGGAGGCATATTAACGATCAGTCTACCTCCTTTTGTTTTAGAAATTTTAGTTAATTCATATGCAATGTGCTGATGGTGGCCCCACTTTTTTGGGTCCCTTTCTTTTCTGCAAATAAAATCTGGCCAAACAGTTTGTACAAAATACAAAAAATTATCCTGACAAAGTTTAATATGTTGGATAAATAATTTTTCTACGTTATCTCTTAACTGCTCAGTGGTTAATAATTCGTGAGACATAAGTTTTTACTACTGTATACTTGTATGTAATAGGTTGTAAAGTCCTAACGCTAAGATACATAAACGCACACAAAGGGGGGTCGGGTAGGCCGAAAGCCCTACCTAGATTGAGTAGGGCTTTGGTACCTCTATTGGTATCGGATACAGTTCAGCTTAGGTCTAAATAGATTGGATACTCTAGACCGATAGTGTGTAAGGTTAGCACTAGAACATTTTAATACTCTTAGCTTATGGATAGGTCTCAACTTATAACTACCCATAACACATTGATATACATTCCTTGAGCAACCGACATAATCAACTCTATTATTCTTAGAGTTAATAAGTAGATACACCCCCGAGATTATCGGGGGTATATCGTTAGCATACTTAATTGATATCTTGCTCATCAGTAGCTTTGCCAATTAGCAAGTTAAGTACATCACCCATTTTATCAATAACCTTTTTTCTAAAGTCATCAGCTAAAGGGTTTCCATGATTAACTAAAATAAATTCTTCAACCGCACTCTCTAAGAATTTATAAAGTATTTCATAGTTAAGACTTCTAACTCTCTCATCATTTATGAGAGAGTTAATTCTTGATGTATCTACATTCGTTCCAACTTTTTCAGCTAACAAAGTAGAAATTAAATTAGAGGGTAAATTATTATTTGGCATCGAAACCCCCTAAATCTTTTTTAATTGCTACATCATAATCAGCATTAAAAGGTTTGTACTCAACTGTATCAATAGTTTTATAAAACTTATTAATGCAATCAAGCAATTCACTATCATTAATTGATTTCACATACTCAATAAAAGAATTTGAATCGAATCTTTTTTGAGTTCGTTTAATCATCTGCACAAAAGTTTTGTCATCAATGATAACAATATTTGTATGCACTTTGTCAAAAATACCTGCAACAATATCTTTAGTATCAGTTCTTAATGCTGAATACTTTTTGAAAAGATATGATTGAGCAACATAGCTTTTAAGTATTTTTTTATCTGCACTTGTTATTAAAGGCAGTTCTTGTTTTACTCTTCTACTCATATTTACTCCTTGTTTATTGTTAAATAAGATAATTTATTTATCTTATCTTGGATAAGATAATTATTTTTTTACAAATTACAATACTTAAAAAAAATAAATTTTTATTCTTTTTATCGGTTTGTGGATAAAAAAGTCTTTCATAGATGGACACAGATTAACGAAATGAAACCCCAGCGACCTGTGGTGCCTTCGGTTTGGGAAGGAATATATTTATATTTAAAATTAGAAATCCAACGAGAACGAGATTAGATAGAGCGGTTAGTGATTAACCTACTTAACTGTTGCAACAGCAAGCAACCTCGCAACCGAGATTTTATTTTAAGACAACCTCACTAACCACTTTATCTAATTTTGGCGAGTGGTCTATAACAGGAGCTACTCTGACAAAAGACCACTCATAACGGGTATAGTTTGGGAAACTCCCCTTGGTCATACCCTAACCGTGAACGAGGCACTCAGTATCCGTACTACTTAACAAGGTTATACTTCGTAAGCCAATGCCTCTAAACTATTTACCACCAACTTGAATAGAACACATGTCGCCCCTCTTCAAGTTCTTTTTTTGCTTTCTCAAATATTTCAATGTCCTCTTTCTTCTGCTCTTCAACCTCTTCATAACTGTAGCTATCATTACCAAAGAAAAATCCCTGCGTGGCAGGTAAATTATTTTTCTTAACAGCTTCAATCACCTCATCTAAGTCCTCACGAGAAAGGTAATACCTAAGACAATTAAAGTTCTCATCAACATCAGGGTGTCGGTCTAACCACTTCTGTTCAAACCAACCATGCAAACGATTGTGTTTTCTCCAATATCCAATCTCTTGCTCCTGCTCTTCTTCGCCTTCTTTCTTTTCTCTGTTCTCTACTTCGAACGCTTCAAGATGTTTATCGCTACTAACGAGATACATATCTAAGCCCATATTTTACTCCTTGTTAAAGTTTATACTCTACATATTATCATGATGGGATAATAATGCAATCGCTTTATAGTTGTATTTATAGGTCATAATGACGCACCTACGAGATTAGAACATACTTCCACCTTTCTCCCAGATGTGTACCAGAATGATGATGGTAACCCCAACGAGATGCCAAAAGAATTCAGGAACGAGGATAGTCAATAATATAAACACGAAAATCCAAAC